ATTGACACAACCTCTGCCGCTGCACTGCCGGCCAGTGCGGTCAACTTTGTGTCAATCACTGCCTTGACAATCGATCCCGTGATAATGCATTGATAAGAGAATCCAAGGCCGTCCTTCCGCGTGCCCCTGAATACCGCCGTCAGGCGCGGGGGAAGCACTGCGCGCTCCATGCCGTTAAGTACTTCAAAGAAGACAGGATAGGCATCGTCGTACTGCGATACCTTCACAACGTCTGAGTACCCTCCTGGCTTAAGATTTATCCTGGCTGTCCTTGATAGCATCTTTTTCCTCCTTCTGCTGCTTTTCCCACTGTACGAGGTCTGCCTGGTACTGTTTTGCCGTCATGGCTCGGAACTGTCGGTATGTGTCGAGCAGGATCGGTTCGACTACATATGGAGGAAGCCCTGATTCATTGATGATCTCAAGCAGTTTCTTCTGGAATTCGACTCTTCTTATGCTCTCTGGTTTCATTCATTCCTCCTTAAACAAGCTGTACCCTGCCGATGTATGCTATGCTGTCAGGGTCGTTTGATCCGTACACATAAAGGGTTTTATTGTTGGGGTTCGCGGCAAAAGACAAGTATTTGCACATCCCGGATTCATGCCAAACCGCGCACGCGCCATTATGACCTGATTGAGATGGATAAGCCTCAGCAATCTTGCCGATATTGACGTTGTTGAGATAGAAGTCCATCGGATGTACCACCGATCCGAGGGTGAGCGCCGTGTGATTCAGCCACAGATACGTTGAGCCGTCTTCTTTCGCCGTTATCTCATCGTAGCAGAAGGAGTAGCTGTATGACTTCGTGGTGTTCTTTCCGCTTCCCGATCCAGTCCCGTGGTCATAACTGAGATAAAGCCCGTCTACCGCATAGGTCGTTCGGTAGTCCCTCCACTCAACAGGATCCCCTGGTGATGGACTGCGGGTCGTTTCCATCTCTGAATGGCATATGATTCCGTCATTTTCAGTCGATGAGGGAAAATTAGTGTTGATCTCGAATTCCGTGTCACTGTCGGTATCTATCATTCGCGACTTGATATTCATACCGCCATTGTCCAGCTCGACGTAGGACAGTTCGTCCGCTTCTGTCGGTATCCGCAGGTAGGAATTTGGCCCGCCGTTGACATACACATCCTCGAGCGCGACCAGATGATTTGTTTTCAGCGTATTCGCTCTGTACTTAATATCAGCCTCTACGTTTGTCTGCAGAAAGTCCTCATCGTAGTTGTTCGCGGAGAGATTCCAGTAGTTGTCATCATCCTTATAGATCAACAAAGAACTCAACATGCCGACGCTTCCGGCTCCGGCGTCAACAGTAGAAAAAACTGCCGAAGTAAGCCCGACCTTCTCCCATGTCGACCCCGTATATTTATACAGTTCGTTTCCTTTATCCGTCTGGAACCACTGATCTCCGGCTGTTGCACCTGCCGGCGGCGTCGTGGAAGGAAGGTAGAAATTCCTGTTCTTTCCATTTGCCGCCGTAAGCGCTGTCACGCTCTTGTTATAGGCTGTCTTTGCTGCTTCGTAGGAGCTGGACAGTGATACGTCACTGTACTCAAAAGATCCATCGGAATACGTGGTCTTCTGGCAAACATACAGGCTGTTGGTACTTCCTTCCGTGTAGGTCGGCTCTGTAGTCGTCCATCCGGAAGGCGTCGCCGTCGTTGGCTTCGCCGGAGGGGATGCTGTGGATGCCTGTAGCTTGTAGTACCAGGTCACGGACGATATATCCACCGTCTGGACGAGGGTTGTCGACGCACGTGCGATTATTGCCATAATGCCCTCCTTAAGAAGATTCAAGACGTGCTTCATAGACTGCTTTGTCCGTAACATCCCCGGCGCTGATCACAAGTGTAGCTCCCGTTGTCGACATAGCCGTTGAGGATCCGTCTTTGTACCATTTAATCGTGCCGAGTGCAGCAATTGCCGTAGCATCCAGTTCTGTCCCGCCCCTGTAAACGTGTGCCGTCAGCGTGGTGGCGATTGACGTGTTCTTGAAGATTGTTCCTGCGGAGCTGGTGATCACCATCGCGATTGCATCATCGCCGTCATCTCCTGCATATTTGCTCCATGTGTATGATGACTTACTGCTCGGAGCAGAGTTTGTCGATGTGATCGCAATGCCTACATATTTCGTGTTTGATGTCGGAGTGGTCACAAAGTCAGTTCCGTCCGAATTTGCGCTGTACCGCACAAAAGTGTATGAAGAAGATCCTGCGTCTCCTACATATTTGCTCCACGTAAATGCCGTGTAGGCAGGGCATGTGGAAGAGGATCCTACATAAACGCCGATATACTTTGTGCTGGCAGAAGGCGTGTCCGTCATGCTGCTGCCGTTGGAGTTGGCGCTGTACCGGATATAGGTGTACATGCTGCTCCCGGCAGCTCCGGTCTTCGATGCCGTGATCGTGAACTTTTTATGGATCGTCAGCCCGTCAACAACAACAGGGATGTCAACTTCTCCGGTGTCCCCTGAGAATGCCGCCCCTGACTGCAGGGTTATCGTGATGCCAGGATTCGCTGCGCTGTAAGGACTGCTCGTCGATACGCTTGCCGAGATCTTCCCTGTAGGGCTTGTAGTAGGAAGCCCGATATTTGCCTGTGTAATGGTCGGCGTGCGGCTTTCCGTGCCCCTGAGCACTACCACCTGCGTTATAAAAGATGTATTCGCAAGTGCTTTTCCATCCTTGTCCGCCGCAAAGCTTGACGCTTCACTGGTAAGCAGTACGGAATACGCGTCTGTCAGGTCAACGACCGTAATCTGGTCTGTAGCTTTTACTGCCATTTCTTTCTCCTATATCTCCAAATCACATTTGAATACTATCTTTTCGTCCACGTCTGCAGGCGTGATCGTAAGAGTGAAGCCATCGTTTGAAATGTGGCTGTCGGAGACGCTCATCACGCTCCAATCATTGTCATCAATCTTGCGCCAGTACCACTGCAGGAAAGCCCCTGATCCGAACTGTGACCTTAAAGCAGTAATATTGGTGATCGTGATCGGCCCTTTGTAGACTGTCACGGTGAGTTCTGTGCTGAAATTGTTGCTCTTGAAAAGGACCCCTTTGCTTGAGTCGATCTTCAGGAGCGTGGCATCTTCACCGGCTTTTCCTGCCGTCCCGGAGGTCTGCTGCCACGTGTATACCGTAGGATCCGTAAGGTCCGGTGTCTCCGTAAGCCTGTTGGCTGCCATGCCGACATACGGCTTTTCCGCAGGATCCAGCGAGATCCCCGTCCCGTATTCGTCGTCTGCATATGCTATCCAGGTATACAGGGTGAGCCCGCTTGATATGCTTTCCACCCTTCGCTGCAGCTCGGCCATCTGTTCGCTGATTCCGCTGCTCTTTATGATGTAATAGCCCAGCGTGATCTTCCGCTCGTCCCTGGTCACTGATGTCTCCATCTTCAGGATCCGCGCCTCAAGGAACAGCTTCCCTTTTTCGTCGACAACCCGGACCGTATCTCCGACCTTAACGCCTTCCGGAAGATCTACTACATCCGCTTCATAGTTGACCTCCATCTCGGAAATCTTCTTAAGCTGTGTTACAGCATGGCTGCAAAGCTCCGTCTGTGATGTCGTATCGTAGGAATATCGCTTTACGATGTGCCCGAGCCCTGTCCCCTGCTCATCCGGATTGACGTATCTTGACCATTTGGCAAGGGCTGATCTGCTCATCAGGTACTTTCCGCTGACGTAAATGTCTCCATCATCGTATGAGTAGCCCTGGAGCGTGATTGGCTCATTTGCTCCGGTCGGTGTTCCCCCTATGACATACAGCGCTGTTGCTATGTTTGCCACAGACTTTGTGATGCGCATTCCGGAGATATGCTTTCCAACCCTTAATACTGCTCCTGCATCTTTGCCGCGCTTTGCCCAGAAGTTAATATATTTATGCGTGACCTTAAGTTTGTCGATTGCAAATGAGAAAGAGAGTTCCGCATCAAACTGCGTGGCAAGGCTCAACAGCCTCTCTGTGACTGTGGATTCGCCCTCCCAACTGAGCCTCCTCGTGTAGGTCGATACTTCATTGACGCCGATCTCAAAACCGCTGTCTGCAGTAAAGATTGATGTATACTGCGCAATCGTCATCGCACCAGAAGCCGAGTATGCGGAAACGATCTCATTCAAAAGATCCATTCCTGCATCTTCCGCATAGATCTTAATCGTGCTTTTCCCAGTGTCCAGTTCGCTGTCGATGATCGTATAAAACTCAGCTTCATCATCAGAGCTCCGGAGCAGGTAGCTGCCTGGCTCTGCCATCTTCTCAGCTTTGGCCCTGTTCTTGTACACGAAATCGCACTCGAAGCTTTTAACCCCGGAGTCGACATCCTCTGCCTTAAAATCATCACTGATCAGCAGACCTTTCGGTAGCATCGTCGAGGCCTGCCCTATGATGCGCATCGCGCGGTCTGCAAAATAAAGAATCACAGGTAAACCTCCCTGTATTTCATGGTATAGGTATCATCATCCACCCACGATGATGCGGCACAAACGATGCTGTTCACTCCTGGTGAAAGCACAAAATCTTCCCACTGATTGCCGATCGCTCCGAGCTCAGGAGCATCTGTACCATTCACAGTGATGGATCCATCGCCAGTGTCGATTACCACGACGTCTCCTGGCATAAGCTTATTCGGGACATCCTCTGTCACATCGACGGCGTCTTTACGGAAGTGGACATAGAAGAACGCCATGTGGTCAGAAGTCATTGCCGTTTTATGGCCTGCAGCATACAGTGTGATTTCCAAAGCTTCCAGGTCTTCATAGTCGTCATTGGTAAACGTGTATGTCTGTCCCGCCACCTTGAATGCGATCTTTTTCCCGCTCTTTTGGATAACGGATTCTCCGCAGCTTATTCCTCCCCATGGGTTGTCGTGATTGGTCGTTGTTTGTGTGGCCGATGAGCTCTGCAGGACTATAACGCCGTTGACCCACAAGCGCCAGGCGCATCCAAAACCGTTAGGTGAACCGTCCATCAGTTCAACGCCTGCAAGCAGGTATTTGGTGTTGTTCTTTTCTCCGACGATATTTACCTGCATATTAAGGAGCTCGTCTTTTCTATAGGCAAACATCTCCCACTGCCAGGCCATCGTAAAGTTCTTTGCTCCGACATCATGATTGGAGTCTTCAGGTATCACTTTATTAAGTCCGGGACCGTGCCAGTCATTTCCCGTTCCGAAAGAGTCAGGGGTGACGCCATGCCCTTTGTTGGTCGAGCCACATTCCTTCCAGCTTCCCAACTGAATGTCTACCACAGGAGTAGACGTGAGCCCGTCGTTTACCGTCCATCCTGAAGGGACACCATCTTCAAAGCTGTCATTCACCAGCATCTCAGACCTCTGCACGTCCTGAGTATCTACTTCTTCCGGATCGCCAATCTGCAGCATTGCTCCAGAGCTGTGCGCAAAACCATAGAATCCATTATCTTCGTCACAGGTCGCAATCAGTACAGGGTGTGCCGGATACGTCCCCTGATAGGTCGTTGCCAGCACTTTCTCCCCGTCAACAGTCTGCATCTGTACCGTGGTCTCGGTCGTGGAATATTTGAAAGGATCAGCGCAGAAGATCTCAATCTCACCGACCGAAGCACTACGACCAGGATAATCTACTTTGATCCCTTTATATGTGCCGATAAAGAACTTACCAGGCTCATCATCAAACACGATTCGTGATTCTTCGATCTGGTAAAGATAGCTTTTCAGCAGGTTGAATCGTTCAGCAAATGTCGCCGGCGAAGAAGCCGTCAGGGCAAAATGGATTACAATCGTCCGGCTGTCAATTCTGCGCCGTTTGTAGTGGCCACCGTCACTGGTGTCGATTTCGATGTGTTCCAGATCGAGGTTGAGCGGCTCACGGCCGACTACTTTTAATGTCCTGTAGCCTGTGACAAGCTGTTCCAAATATTTTCCGTTCACAAACATGGCCTGCACTGGATCCAGTTGGTTATATGCACTGTAAACATTTACCATGCGAGGCCTGCCTTTCTGTTACTGTTCCTCTGGAGCCTGTCCAGCTCCGCCTGTGTATATGTTGCGCTGGCCCTTGCGATTTCCTTTCCGTCAATCACGATAGGGATCACAAATTCATACACTCGAGATCCTGATCTGTCTTCTGTGTTCAGGTTCTCTGCGATCGCCTGTGCAAAAGGCAGCATATTCCTGCCGGACAGCGGAACGACCGCCTCCGGACCTGCCTCTGCAACACCGATAAGTTTAGGGCTTGTGATGATACCGCCCTTTGCATACCAGTCAATGCTCACGGATGGTTTTGTGCCCATTCCGCCGATTCCCCAAGGAACCTGACCACCGCTGATATGGAAGTGAGGTAATTTGACACCTGAAAAGATTTTTCCCATGTTGATCGGGAAAATCCGCTTGATAGTGCTTACCGCAGTATCAACAAGCCTTTTTGCTTCGTTGATCGGCGCCGTTATCTTGTTTTTGACATCGTTAAATGTGTTGGAGACTTGCTGCGCAAGTCCAGGAAATCCAAGGCGGGCTATAATATCACTGACCACTGTTCCAACATATTCGATCGCCAGTGGCAGAATCGTTTCCAGTCCATTCAGGACTGTCGTTGCTACATTTGCACCAAGCCCTAACCAATCTGTCTGCGTGAACAATGTGAAGATCCCATCAATCACTGCCGGAATCAGAATCGTTGCAGACTGCAGAAGGGCGCCTGCGAAATTAGAAATCAGCTCTCCTGCCTTCGCGATCAATTCGCTCGAGTCACCCTGTCCGACTCCTCCAACGAAGGTACGAATCGCTTCAGCGGCGCTCGTGGCAAGTTCAGGAAGCTTTTCAGCTATTCCATGAACAAAACCGGCAAGCATTTCGCCGCCGGCATTAATCATGTCCGGGATCTTCTCGCCAATACTTGTAACAAATTGGCCGATACCGGCTTTTATGTCATCGAGTCCGCTCATATCACCGGCGAACATTTTTGCCACGCCATTCATGACATCAGTCACTACCGGCAAGAATTCTGCAGACAAACGATTTTTAAGACCTTTAATAGTCATACTCATCGTGGTCTGAGCGTCGACAAAATCTGCAGCGGCCTTGACAGCGTCATCCGACAAAACCATGCCGTATTCCTCTGCCATCTTCATCTGCTCTTCTATGGCTTCTGTGCCGCCATTTAAGAGTGGCGCAAGTTCTGTCGCTCCTCTGCCGAGCAGCTTTGATGCAAGAGCTGTCCGCTCGGTCTGGTTCTCCATTCCAGACAGTGCGGCGATAGTCCTGGAGAAAAGTTCCTCCTGCGACATATTCGCCACTTCTTCCTGGCTGATGCCCAGCTGCTGGAAGGCTTCAGAGTTTTCGACAGCTGCATTGGACAGCGTCTTCATGACAGGAGCCATGCTGTCCACGTTGGTGCCGGCACGCTGAAGAACATAATCCCATTTCTGATACGCCTCTGCAGACCAGCCGATCTTTTGAGACATTTTGTCGACGTGATCGCCAAGCTGAGCCGTATCTGAGATACTCTTTCCAAGCGCTACACCTCCAGCAGCGGCAAATCCGACAAATCCGAGTGCAGCGGTTTTCAGTCCACCTGCAATCTTGGATCCAAAACCGGAACTGTATTTTTCTCCTGCTTCTTTGCCAGCCTGTTCAGAAGGCCCGCTGAGAACGTCGGTGATCTGGCTGCTTATTCCTTCCGCCGACGGTATAATCTGCACATATGCTTGTCCTAATGTCGGCATTACTTAATCCTCCGTGCTATTCCAAAATGCTTCAAACTCCTCAGGAGTGCGGAAGCCCATTGCTGCCTTTTCTTCTTTCTCAATGCCAAGATAATGATTAAGCAGCGGTTTCGGCGGTTTTGCTCCGTCTGCCGCCGCCTGTGTCATGCTCCACTGAATCCACCGGACACAGTCCGCAATACAGGCAAGCAAAACAAGCTCATCCTTTACCGTTGTTTCAGAAGCAGCCATCTTTACCCGCGAATCGTCCCTCAAACCGACAGCAAGGGTAGCCAGCAGGCGTGCCGGCACCCCTTTAATATCAAAAATCCCGTAAGTCTCTGCCATATCACAGGTCAGGGCTTCGGGATACTTTGAATACATGTCGGCGAGGGCAGTCAGTTTTTTAGTGACGGGATAGCCTCCTCAATTTCCATAAGGGCATTCATGACATCAGTTGTGTGAACAATTCCATCTGCACGCCTGAGATGCTTGAGCAATGCTTCTTTCTGCGGTTTTCCGAGGAGCTTTTCCGCAAGCTTTCCCATGTAAATCGGGTTTTCGTTCACAGCCGCATAAAGTTCAATCAGGTCGAAGTCGTCAAAAATCTTGTCGTCCAGTTCAAACGCAAACCCGCTTTTGGTTGTCCCTCTGATCATGCTGTACTCCTGTCTTTATGCTCCTGTTGCCCCTGTTGCCCCTGTTGCTCCGGAAGGTCCAGCTGCTCTTCTGATATACTCATAATGGGTATTACCTGCAGCATCAGGGAAAGCCATGACTGTCACGTCATATCCGACGACGTCCGAATCCTTATAATTGATCTCGGCCATCTCCGTGATCTTGCCGTTCGGAATCACGACGCGCTTCTTGGCATTATCCCTGAGGATCATGTCTATAATGATTGCGTGCGCTTCCGCTTCCTGGCTGTTGGCCTTGACCTTAATGCCGGTGGTAAGATCTCCGGAAACATTGGCATCACCGTAGACATATTTGAGGACATCGACGTTCAGGACCTCGATCAGCTTAAACTTCCAGGTGTCAGGCTTCTCATCCTGAGTCGTAAGGACAATGTCATTGCCCCACGCTTTTATGCTGCTGGAAGAAGGAGAATTGGCATTCGTTGCTCCATCTTCCGAGATGTATCCGAGTCCTTTAAAACCCTGCACAAGAGTCGTCGATACGTCGGTAGGCAGTGTCAGAGTTGTTGCTCCTACGCTGACGGCACCTCCGATGTTCGGCTTACCGGCAGTTACATTGGTTACCGTATAAGACATTGTGTGTGTACTCCTCTCAGTAGTGATAAAAATCGAATACGCTCTGATAGCGATACCGCTTCGTCCTCGTATCCGTATGGTTGTAATGGGACGCAAGCC